ATTATTTTGATATATCTTCTTTAAGTAGGAGAAATATATATTTAAATAACCAAATTAAAGAGATTGAATAATAATAATTATAATGAATTCTGATAAAGAAATGGCTGATTTATTTTATAATTTATATATGGGTTGTTTAAAATATAAAAATAAAAAAGACAAATATAAAAATATTAATTGTAATGATTATTTTATACAATATCAGTTTTTTTCTGAAGCATCAAAACAACAATCTTAAAATTCGAATTCATATTCTACTAATCCCTTCATATCTGCTTTCATTTTTGAATACATTGATGTTTTGATTTTCCCAAGAATTGAATCTTGTCTATAATCAGATGTTGTCATTAATTTGACTGAAGTTTTATCGCATAATAATGCTAATTTTTCATCGTCTTGAATTTTTTCAGAATTTATGTCTTTATAGTTCATATAAACAGAATGTAATTTTCTGAAAACCTTATCTAAAAACTGGATTAATTTTTCTTTAGATAATTCCATCCACATATTCTCTTCATTTTCATAAATATAAAATGTGTTTGATTTTTGTGTTAAAGCAAATATTGGATTCGCTTCTGGACCTTCTGATATATCATATATATTTTTTGAAAATATATGATTTAGTGTATCTAAATAAGAATTCTCGAATAAATAATTGATATCATCAAAATCGATCTGTATTTTTTCAATTAGTTTATCGAATTTTATTTTTGGTTTTAAATTTGTATTTAACCATTCAATTATATTAATAGTTTTCTTCTTCTTTATGACCCATTTATTTAATTCGTCTACTTTCTTTTCAAGTCTACTATATTTGTTACCTAATTCTAATAACAATCTATACATTTTTTTCTGTGATGGAATTTCTTCTTCGTCATCTTCGATAATTATTTTTTTACTATTATTAATTAATTCGCATAATTCCACGTGTTTATTTAAATTACTTTTCTTTTTATAACTTTTACCACAATAAATACAACATTCGGCTGGTTGTTTTATAAGATTTGGAATACTTGGAGATAGTTTATTCATTTTAATTTATGAATTGTTTTTGAAATGATAAATTAAAATCAATTTTTTTGAAAAATAATATTATAACGTTTTATATATAATGACACAAAATTCACTTACAGCAATTGTTACTAATTCGCAATATGCCAAACAATTAGGCATTCCACCATTTTACTATAGATGGAGAAGTTGTAATCCTAATTATCCAAATAGAACTCAGACTAGCGTTGGAGGATTTACACCAGCAGAACAATATCAAAAATTAAAATTAATACAAAATACTAATCGAGTTTATTCTTCTTTATATGTAGCAAATTTAGCACCACTAAATGCCTTTGCGAATCCGATTTCTAATCCAGATGCTGGATTATATGGTGTATGTTGGAATCAAATGAGTGATAGACCAGTGCCTAGTGTTCAACGCGCAACTATTCCTACAGGTTTTAATACATCGAGTATTAACAGACGACATACATCTGTTACATCTAGTAGACCTGGATGTCAAACACCTGGTGGAGTTGGTTGTGATATTAAACATAATTCTTATGATAGATATCTAAATAGATTAAAAGGTAAGGGACCTCTAAGAAGGGGTGTTATTCCACCAACTTTTGGTAAACCTATTCCATTTAATCGTGCTCTTCCTATTTATGGAGGTAAAACTACTAAAACGAATATTGTAAATGGATGCGATTGTCCTATTACTATTATTCCAAACTTGGAACAAAATATAAGAATTTATAATAATCCATTATGGCAACCATATCCTAATCCTGCTAGCGGATTTAATGTTGGCGATTTTGTATATGCGATTGAAACAGGTAATAATTTTTATTCAAAAGCCCAAGTTATTGAAATTAATGAAGGTGTATATACAATTAGATTTGAAGATGGAACGATTCAAATTGTTGATGATCCAACTGATTTATTAATATATTTTCCTTGTAACTGTGGGATTGAAAAAAAATCCGTTACATTTATTGAGCAAAATTGTACTATTCCAATAACTGAACTCTTAGGTGAATAATTTATTTTATTTAGGTAAAATTTTTAGCACAAAATAAATAATTATTATATTTACATTTATTATAAATATGCCACAAAAAATTAACATGGTTATTAGCAATGGAAATATCCAACAACAATTCATTCAAAAACAATTTAATACAGCCAGTTTATCAAGTGTTTCTATGTCGACTGCTAAAGCTCCTTCTGGATTAAAAGCACCTATGCTCGCTCGTGTTCATAATGTTAGACCAGGATGCGGTTCATGCGGAAGACATTAAATTTATAATATAATATATAATATTTTATAATATTATATATGCAACTTTCTACAATATATACTACTCCTTATCCATCTAATAGATTAAATAAGGCTACTAATTTTAAAACTATGTTTGATACGACACTACTTCCATACAATAAAATGTATAATGGTATAAAATTATGTTACAATGTCAGTAAAGGAACATTTATTTATAAACCTCATACAGATGTAGGAATGGTGGGTAGAAGTTCTGCCGGTTATTTAGCTCAAAGAAAACGCATGTAAAGTTTAAAAATTTTTATGTATTATAATATAATTATGTATTTATAATATATATGGAAGAGATTAATTATAAAGACTTAAAATCAGGTGAAGAATATTATATATATCAAGAATTTATAGATAATAAAACAACATGTTCAGGAAAAAAAATAGGAAAATTTAGACAGCTTAAAAATATGTTTAATGCTGATTATGATGAGGATGGAAATATTATTGGTGAAAATTCTGAAGATCAAGATTTGTATGCGGGATTTTATGATTTAAAAGATTTGCCAGGAGCCAAATTATCATCTTGTATGGGATCCGCAACAGAAAATGAATTTCCAGTAACTAGTACAAAATTTTATCCACTAACAACTAAATTATTAGAGAGAAAAAGCTTAGAACGTCAAGCATTTAATCAATTATTGAATACAAAAACGGGGAAAAATATAGGTGATTATATGAGTAAGGATTATTATAAAGGTGGTAAAAAATCAAGGAAATCAAGAAAATCAAGGAAATCAAGAAAATCAAGAAAATCAAGAAAATCAAGAAAATCAAGAAACTTAAGAAAATGAATATAAAATAATGAAAATATCATAATTATTTTATGTATAAATGGCTAAATATAGAATCACTCAAATTATTGAACATTTAGGTTAGCAGTCTTACTTGACTATATTTTGAATCATTTTTAATAATGGAGATTCTTTTATAAATACATCCCATTTCGCAGTTATTAACAGAATAAAACCAAATAAAAACAGCAATAATTTTGTCTCTTTATCAATCAAAGTATTTCTATCTACTCTAGGATTGAAAAGATAAATTAATAAAATAGACATTAACGCAATAAAAATAAACTCAAATCTCTCTTTCCAATATAAAATTTTTTTATCTAAATCACTTTGTTCTTTACCTTTGAATTTTAGATAAATATGTAATAAGGCCATTAAAATAAATCCTACTTTTATAAGAAAAATAAAGGTTACATAAATATTATAGTTTTTCATATAATATAAGTAAATAAAGTTTTTTATAATACTATAAATTAATATGAGTAATTCAAATATGTTCAATGGTGAATTAGGTCAAACTTCAATAGATGAAGCATATAAATTTACTTCATTTAGTCAATATATTATAGATGGTGGATTAAATACAAGATTCTCTCCAATCTGTATTTTTTGTTCTTCAAATAATACATTTAATTTGGCAAAAGACGGTTCTTTTAAGCAATGTAATAGTTGTCGAAAACAGTTTAAGGCAAAATTAACTAATCATCAAAATTTTTATAATTTTAATAAATAAATATTATAAATAATTTAAATAATAATTTATAATATAATGGCTTGTGCTATAAGTTGTATGGTATCAGCGATATTTATTATCGGTATGATTTATTTTTATAATATGACAGATAAAAGCGCGATTGTCAAACATTATAAATCTTCTCTCTCAAGCGACCTTCAAAAAAGATATGAAAAAATAACAAATGAGAGAGCAAATATATCCTATCAAGGTTATGCTTTAGGTGTTATTCTTTCTCTCGGAATCATATTTTATAACCTTAAAATTAAGAGTTCAAAAATGAATACCGCTTCTTTAGTTTGCACAGTTATAGCAACTGCTTTCGTAACAAATTATTTCTATTATATGTTGTCTCCAAAATCAGATTGGATGTTAAATCATATGAGTAATCAAGAAGAAGTAAAGTCTTGGCTTTTAATGTATAGAGAGATGTCTTATAATTATCACATGGGTTTAACATTAGGTATTATTGGTGTAGGTGTGCTCGCTTTTGCTTTTAGGTGTTAAGAAAGGTGTAAATAATTTATTTGTTTTTTCTTGTTTTATTTTTTCTTATTTTTTTACCTCCTGTTCCGGGTAATTTCACAGGTGGTTCTGGGGGTGTTTGTTCGCTATGTGATTGTTGCCATTGTTCGTATGCGGCGTGGTATGCTGAACCAATGCCAGGTACATATCGTAATTCATCTAAAAACTTCTCTAAAAATTTATCATTTAATTGACTGCTATATTTTACAAATGTTTGATACATAGTTTTATTACCTTCAATAATGGGATTACCGTATGGTTCAAATCCTGGATTTTCTTGTAACCACCTATTGAGCGCATTATTAACCTTCGAATCAGAACCTGTTAATGATGAATATTCATCTCGATAAGTAAAAAGTTTAAATTCTGTCATATATATTATTAAAAACAAAATAATTTAAACATTATAAAATATATATTATTATGAACTATACAATTACAACGATACAATCTCCAGTTGATGCTTATTCTAATTGCGTATATTTAAAAACTAAAGTATCAGATTATGTAAATATTCATATAAATAAAAAAGGTTACATTTTCAAAGTTATTGAAAAAAATAACTTAAATAATTTTATGCCGTATATTTGTATGAATTCATTACAAAGAACATTTTTAGGAGTTAAAGTAAATGACACTGTTAATATAACACCAATTCAAAATATTTCAGAGGAAAAGATTATTTTTTTAGATAAGTTAAATATAAATCTTGCTGAAGATGAAAAGTATATCAATGAATCATCAATTAAAAAAGTTTTGTTAAATATTCCTGTATATAAAAATATGGTTTATGCTTTTAAGGATAGTAAATTTAATTTAAAAATACTAAGTGATTTGGAAGATGATACGTGTTATATGATTAATGAAAATACAAATATTGTGTTTGGAGATGAAAAACCAAATTTTTAAATTGAGAGAAAATAATATAAATATAATAGAAGTATATTTATATTATAAGATGACTTTCGGAAGAATTATTAATGGTGTTAAATATATGTATCTAACGAATGATAATGATTTAAAGAAAAAATCATTATATGATAATGTATATTTTACTTTGAGGGATATATTTGCGAATGCTGAAGCATGTGATACTTTTATGGAGGCAAATAATTTTAATACTTGCTTAACAAATAATATTTGTTTTGAAGACAGAACCGAGAGATTTGAATACTCAAACGCATTACATGAAAAGTATTTTGTATCACGGTTAAAGTCATGGTTACAATATTTTGATATTCATTATTTTGAATTTGAAGAACTAGAAGAAGATGACCCGGAGGTTAATGAAATTGACATGAATAAATATATGAAATTTGATGATTGGTGGGTTCAGTTTTTAGAACTTAGAGATTTAATTGATATACAATATGAAAAATGTTGTATGTGGGAAGAAGAAAATATTAGTCGAGATATGGATAATTAAAACCATCTATATGGATTAAATCCGTATTCTCTCTCAACGCCGAGATGGATGAGCCCATGAATACCAATGGCAATAACAAATAAAGATAAAATATTTAGTTTGCGATAAAAATCTAGACGCATAAATTGTTTATAATTTTTTATAAATATTACTAAAATAAATAATAGTAAAAATCCTGTTACAAATAAAGAGTTTAAAGAGGGTGCTATTAGTATATTGCTTAACATATATATTATATAATATAAAAAACTACTTAAAGATAAGATACTATATTTATTTGACCAGGAGGATGCGATGGTCGATAAGGTAAGTGATTTTATTATTATTTATTATGAGAATAGTTACTAACAATTTTTATTATTTTTTAAATTATATAGGTTATTATGTTAGGGTACAGCAATTAAATTATAAAATGAGTGATTTTTTAAATTTCCTAACAGTATTTAACTCGGTTTAGCTCAGTTGGTAGAGCGGAGGACTGTAGTTCCTTAGGCCGGCGGTTCAAATCCGTCAACCGAGAGTATGCCCTGCTGGCTCAATCGGATAGAGCGCAAGACTTCTAAGTATAATAATAGATGAAATCTTGAGGTTCCGGGTTCAAGTCCCGGGTAGGGTTTTCAGTGTTATCTAACAGCAAGTAAAAACTAGTTTAATGGTAAAACGCTGGATATAATCTTCCAGAGCTTTGGGTTCGATTCCCATGACAAATAGATAACAGCAAATATATGGGCGATTAGCTCAATTGGTAGAGCGCACGCTTAGCATGCGTGAGGTAGGGGGATCGAAACCCCCATTGTCCAAAAAATAGAAACTAATATTTAGTGGCCGACTGGCGTAATTGGATAGCGCACCTGACTACGAATCAGGAGGTTCTAGGTTCGAGTCCTAGGTTGGTCGAATATTGGGGGCTTAGCTCAGTGGTAGAGTAGTGGATTCCAGATCCATTGGTCGTAGGTTCAAATCCTGCAGTCCTCATTATCTTAAAGATATTTTAATATATAATATGTAAGGTTCTATACAGCAATTTAAAAATTAATGTTTAATATGGAGCCTGTAAATGGCAACTTGTCCGAGCGGTTAAGGAGACAGACTTGAAATCTGTTGTGAAAATCACGCGCAGGTTCAAATCCTGCAGTTGTCGTAATTAAATATAAAATATATTATAAAAAACTACTTAAAGACAAATTATATATATAATATGTAATAGTATCTTACAGCAATAACTTTTGAATTGTATAAACTTCATCCAACAGGTTTATTCTGTGTCATTATTTTTTTGTAGAATAATGGGTAAGGAAGAAATTTAAATCTAAATGATACTAGAAACAAAGCTCGTGTAGCTCAGTTGGTTAGAGCATTGGTCTTATGAGCCAAAGGCCTGCGGTTCAAGTCCGCACTCGAGCATCTGTGGTTTCGTAGCTCAGTTGGTTAGAGCATTAGTCTGTTAAACTAAAGGTCGCAGTTTCGATCACTGCCGAAACCGTTTTAATATAATTATTTTTTAAATACTTATATTAAATTTCATATTTAAAGATAAAACCTTTTGCTGATTTTCTTTTTCCATTACATACCATACAAATATTATTTTTTGTCGTATTTAATATTTTTGCGGCTTCAACTGTATTTAAAAATGTATTTATAACATTTCCAGACATATCTAATTGTAAAACTTTGCTTTTTGTTCTTAATTTAAATTTTTCAATAGTTTCTATTTTATGTGTTTTATTCCTTTTTATAATACTTAATTTATATTTAGTTTCTTCTGTGTGAGGTCTACCTAATTTACCTTCTATTCTGCTGGTACATAAACTATTTTTTAAAGTTTCAGATATTTTCAATTTTGTTTCTTCATTTTGTTTTCCGCCATTTTCTCCACCAGATTTTAAATTATATCCATTTGGTACTATGCTATTATATTTTTTAATATATTCAATTTCAAATCTATTTAAATCACTATCGAAACAAATACATATCAACTTAAATTCAAAATTTTCTATTCCATATTTTTGAAACGCATGTTTTAAATAGCGACAATTACTTTTAGAACCTTTATGTTGTCTCCATCTTTCTTCAAGATATTGTATAGTTTGTCCTATATAGCATTGATTTGTTATTTTATTTGTTATTTTATAAATAAATCCCATTTCATTTATTTATAAAGATATTTCTATATTATTTAGTATATATTATTGTGATCAATATTATTATTTTAAATATACTAATAAATAATATAAAAATAATAAATTATCTTATTATCTTTAAATTAAATAACAATACTTAAAATCTTAACTAATATCGTCTAGTTTTCTTTCTGTTATTTTTTCTTCGTTTTGTTCTTCTTCCGCCCCTCTTTTTGAGGGAAAAATAAGGTGGTGATGAATTTATTGTCATATTATACAAATCCGGATAATCGACCACAGTTTCAACATTCTCTCCAATTTTTTTAAATAATAATTGAGGAGATGAACCATTATTATCAAATATATATAATTGATTTACGTTTGATATAGTTTCAGGATTTGCCAATAAATAGTATGATAATGTGCCCTTATCAGCTGATGGTTCCATAAAACTATCATAAGACCCATTCACCATAGCTGGTGTCATAGGTTCTCTATCTGTTTCAGTTCTATTTCTCATTTCTGCTCTTTGTAAACAATTTTCACGAGATGTGCTAACAACTATTAATTGTATTTCATAATTTGATTCTGATGTTTTATCGATTACTTCTGTTACTAAGTCTTTCATACGACCTGTTGTATCGAATAATATATTTATATTCTCTCTAATTGCTGTATCTAATAAATATTTGGCTATTCTTTTTAGTTGATGAATTATACCAAACCCTTGTATTGATCTATCATCAGGAAAACATTTCTGTAATATTTTTTTTATCTCATCCAAATCAATATTAACGTAATTTTTAATATTAAATTGGCGTTTTATAGTTGATTTACCTGCGCCAGGCGGTCCCATCATAATAAATACTTGTG